TTCAGGCGCCCCTGCGCGGCCGAGACGGCCATCTGCTGCTCGCCCAGCGTGCGGTCGCCGGCCATCAGGATGCCCTGGAGATTCTCGGGCGCGGCGGCAACCCTCTGGATCATGTTGATGACGCTGTCCATGTCCTGAAAGTGCGACTTCGTCACGTCGACCACCGGGAACTGCTTGAGCGCGGCCTCCAGGGCGCCGGGCTTGCCCCACGCTTCGCGACGCAGGCGCGCGAAGAGCCCCGGCTGCGGCTGCAAGAGGTCCGCGATCTCGACGAGCGACGGGTCGACCAGGAACTGGTTGTTCAAGGTCTTCCGCACGTTGGCCGCGTGCGAGTTCCACAACCAGGACAGGTAGTCCTGCAAGTCCTCGATGTGCTCGACGACGCCCGGGGTCGAGTACACGTGCTGATCGGGCGTGAGTTCGATCACGGCCGCTGGCAGTTCGTCGTGGTCGTACTCGTAGGGCTTCGCGCGGATGATCACCGCGTCGTTCGCGACGACGACGACGTACTTCTGGGGCGCGGTCTCCCCGGACAGTTCGTAGGTCTTCGGGACCACGCGCATGACGAAGACGTCGACGTCCACGGTGCCGCCGTCCTGGCCCTGCTGGGAGTCGACGCCCACGGACGAGAGCCACGCGCCCAGCGCGGGACCACTGGAGGCGACGGCCGGCTGGCCGGATGACCCGATCGTGCGGCCAAAGGTGTCGTTCGCGAACCCGCTCCGCGACGCGCGCCGGCCCTTCGGGATGTCCTCCACGTTCGCGTACTGCCCGTCGCGCTGCATCAGGAGGAGTTCGTTGTAGTGGCGCTGCACGCGGTAGCCCACGTACTCACCCTTGTGGGCCTTGCCGATCGGCACGCGCGGGTCCGGGTAGAACGTGAACGGGTCCACCGGTTCCAGCCGGTTCCCCTCGTAGCGCACGCGATCCTTCCAGACCTTCTTGGTGCCCATCGGCAGCGAGATGCCGAGCAGGGGCAGATCGATCGTCTGCGGTTCCTCGACGTACTGGCGCGTGGCGTCGCGCACCCAGTTCGTCCAGACGATGCCCACCCCGTAGCGGCGCCGATCGAGCAGCCACTGGTACAGGGAGAGGGACATCTTATCGCCACTCCACTCATGCTGGAGCACCTGTTCCATGACCTTCGCCGGCTTCACGTCCTCGGGGCTGACGCCATCCAACGGCACGATCGGCGTGCGCTGCGTGAACGCCGTCATCTCCCACGCGAGTTGGGTCTGCACGATCGCGAACGTGAGCGGCACCACGATGTCCCGCGCCCACGGGTAGAGCCGCTTGCCGTCCTTGTCGACCTGGCTCGGATCGACGTAGTGCCGGTAGATGCGATCGGCCGCTTTCCATGAGGGATGCAGCCGGCTCATCGCCTGCTCGGACGCCTGCCGGCGCGACCGCACCAACGCGAGCAGGCGCCCGTGGCCGGTCGACGACACCGGCGGCGCAGCCTGCGTCCCGCGCGCGGCCCACGTTACCGCCATCGCGCGTCCCCGTTCCGGTGCGAGGGATAACTCGCGACCGCGTGCGCGAACTCCAGGGGCTCTAGGCTCGGCCGCATCACGTCGACCGGCGACAGGCTCGCCGAGTCCAGCATCGCGACCCCGTACGTCAACCCGTCCGCTAAATGGGACGCCCAGTTCTTCTCGGGCAGATCGTGGTAGCGCGCCTGCGGCCCCGGCAGGGGCTTGTAGTGGTACGCCGAGCGCAGCGCGTCCTTCAGCCGCGGACAGCCGGGATCGAGCAGGAACGCACCCGGGGGCTCGCCCGGCGCCGCGTTCGGCATCATGCCCATCAACGCCCGGCGCAGGGGCTCATGGCGCTCGGTCAGCGTGCGCGGCCCGGGGCGCAGATGAATCCCGCACGCCCGGCGCAGGATGTCCGCGCAGGATTGCGTGTCGTTCGCGCGCCGGTCGAACGCCGCCGGATCGGCGAAGTCCACGATCTCGGTCGCGCCCGGGAATTCTTCGGCTGTCTTCGCGAGCACGGCCTGGCCGGCTGCTTCGATCGAGCCGTCGCTCAAGAACTCCGCGAGCACGTGGATGCGCGCGAGCCCGTCGTACTCGGTGCCGTGATGGCCCAACGCCTTCAGATGCACGCGCTGCAACCAGACCACGCCCACCGGCCCCGGAATGTCCCACCCGCGCACCAGCACGCGGTTCGGCGCGTACGCCAGCGCGCGCGTCGCGGCGTGATACCGGTCCTGGTACTCGGGGAACACGGGCTTGCCCGCGTACGCCCCAAAGTCCATGCCGTACTCGCGGAGGAACTCGTAGGGGGGCATCGTCGCGCGCTGCGCGTCCCACCACGCCTGCGAGTCCTTCGCGGGATCACTCTGGACGCCGACCGCCATCACGCGGGCGCCGGCTGCGACGTCCCACTGCCACACGCCGCGCGTGATCTCGTCCGCATCCGGCGGCACGATGGCCGGCACGTGCGTGACGGGGTCGCTCATCGGCCGAACACCTTCCGCGCCATCGAGGGCTCGCCCTCGGGCTCGGCCTCGGCCGGCGCCTCCTGCGACCGGCGCACCGCGTTCGCGATGATCGCGGCCCCGGCGCCGCCGGCCATCAACAGTTTCGTCACCAGTTCAGCCTGCCCGTCCTCGTTCAGCCGAGTCCAGCCGGGGATCTTCGCGAACTCATCGGGGCGCCGACGAATCGCGTTCACGATCATGTCAGCCATCGAGACCTCTTCGGTGGGACCGCGCTGCCCGCGCTTGCCGTACCACTGGCCGGCCTGGAACTGCCCGGCCTCGATGCCCATCCCCTTCGCGCGCTCGCGCCCCTCATGCGTCGTCAGCATGCGCCGCACGTCCGTCTCCAGGTCGCGCCCCGTCGTGGGCCGCATCACGCCTTTCTTCGGGTCGAAGCGTTCCGGCAACGTGGCCGCGTACGGCCCGTAGTGGATGTCCCACATGTGCCGGTCCATCACGTACGCGGACGGGTCGCGCACCATCGGGTACTTGGTCGGGTCGCCGCCCATCGCGAACCCGTAGGGTGTGATCTTCGGCCCCGACGGGAAGCCCCCCTGGCGGATCGATTCGAACTGCGCCAGCATCGCGTTCCGCAGCTTCGCGTCCACCGCATAGGCCTTGCCCGTCTTCGGATCTTTCGCGACCTCGAAAATGTCGTGACTGAGCGGCCGGCCCATCTTCTCCCGCAGGAACGCTTCCAGGCCGAGTTCGGCCTGCGCGCGCGGCTCGGAGCCCAGCGCGCCAGAGGTCTGGTACTTCATCGCCTGCTGCACGTCGCGCGGATCTTGGAGGCGCCGCTCAAACACCGGCGGGATGTCGTGGTAAAAGTTCTGGCCGTACTTGCCCTGCTCGTAGAGTTTCTCGCTCTGACTGAAATCCGGCCGCACCGTGCCGGGCTTCTTCAGGATGTCCTCGATGAGTTGCTGCTCCTCGGGCGTGAACTCGCCGGGATGCAGCACGGCGCGACCGGCACTCGGGCGCAGCCCCTTCGCGGGCTTCGCCTCCTGCACCGCACGCTCGGCGGCCGCGAGGTTCGCGGACGCGGCGCGGGTCTCTTCCTTCCCGCTCTTCGTCCCGTAGCCCAGGCGACTCTTGCCGGCCTCCAGCAGGGGCTCCCGCACCCAGCCGAGTTTCGCGAGTTCGCGCAGGACCGGCCCCACGCCCTGCGTCGCGGCCTTGCCCACGTGGTAGAGGGCTTTCCCGCCGCCGCTGACGAGCGGTTCCACCGGGCCGGCCATGCGCTCCAGTTCGGGCTCGGCGCCGGCCTCGGAGCGGAGCGCCGCGCGCTGGGACGCCGTGATCGTGGGCTGACTGCCGCGCACCAGATCGGCCGCGCTCGGCCCCGGGTACGCGGGGCGCGGCACGTCCTGCGTGTACATCGAGGGCGCGCGCAGGTCGAAGGGCGCACGCGGGGCAGGCCCCGGCGGCACCGGCCCCGTCGCGTTCGGCCGGGGCGCAACGGGCTCGACGCCCTGCGTGTCCCGCAGCCACTGCGCGATCAACGGGATCAGCCCGGCTTGACTCACGCGGGGGTCGTCTCCCGCCAGCGCATGCCGCTGAAACTCCACCAGTAGTTCTGGTCGAACTGCTTGCCACCCTCCAGCCAGGCGTTGCGCGACCCGTACAACAGCGCGTCGAAGCGGTCGCGGTGCACCGTCTCCCCGGTCTGCTGCCACAGCCAGCCGTACACCGGCGCGATGATCAGGTTGAGATCCGGGGCGCCCTCCTCGACGTACCCTTCGGGGCTGATGGGGTTCAGTTGGTAGCGCATCGCCTGGGTGGGGGCGTGATACGCCTCGGTCCACATCCACTCCCCCAGTTCGACGAGGGCCGGGAGACAGCGCGCGTCCTGCGTCTCCTCCCAGTCCGCGATGAGGGCCTGCGCGGTGATCGCGGCCATGAACGGGGAGATCTGATCGGTCCCCCAGTGCGCTGTGTCGTACCACTGCGCGAAGTACGTGTGGCTGACGTCCACCCACTCGGCGCGGATGTCCCGCTTCGGTTCCCCCAACGCCTCCGCGTTGATGAAGCCCAGGATGGCGTACGCGATCTCGCGGCTCGTCCCGTGCGAGACGATGTACGTGCGATCCGTCGCGTCCGACGCGAAGGACGCCGTGCTCGACAGCGTGATCGCCCATTCCTTGGACAGCGCGTCCCCCGTGCGCTCGAAATCCATGCGGAGGCCGTGCGTGAAGTTGTAGTAGCCCGGCACCCCGCCAGCATTGGGGATGATGTAGGTGTCCCGAAACCACCTCATCGCTTCCTTCGCGTAGGTGTTCCAGGGCTCAGGCTCGCCTGTGTAGTCCGCGATCTGGTACATGACGCGCGCCATGTCGTAGTAGACAAAGCCCAGCTTCTGATCGGGCGTGTCGTCCGGGTGCGTCAGCAGGTACTCGCCGTGCCGGCGCCCGTACTCCACCATGTTGATTTCCCACTGGGCCTTGTCGACCGCGCCGGGCGCCAACACCGGCGGGACGAACGGATCGCCCCAGACGGGAAAGGGAAACGGTGCCGGCCCGTCCGTCGGCGGCGGGTCGATCGGCGGGGCCGGGTCGCCCACCGTGAACGG